GTCGCCGGGAGGTTGCCCTGGCTGAAGAACGGCGGCGACGTCGCGGTCACCAGTCGTTCGACGTGCGCCACGCGCGCTGGGCGGCGTAGCGGCGGTCATTGCCGAGCTGCCCGCCGGCGCGACGGTTGCACACCGATGCCTCGGGCAGCAGCGGTGAGTTGGGGTCGCCGTCGACCAGGTGGCCGGCGTCCCACGTCGGCACCTTGCCGGTGCGGGTGCGCGGGTGCTGCGCGAGGGTGAGCCCACAGCGCCAGCACCTCGTGGTCGGGTCGGCGTAGGCGGCGTCCGTGACGAGCTTGGCGAGGCGACGGTAGGGGCCACGGCGGTGCGGCGGGCTAGGCATCGGCGGCCACCAACGACAGCACCCGTGGGCCGAGGCACACGGGTACGACTGACAAGTTACACACCTGGCGGTGGTGACACAAGCGCAGATGTGGTGACAACGTCACTGCCGCTCGAGCGCAGCGGCGTGCAGGCGCGCCACGTCGTCGGAGTCGGGGCCGACGATGGCGCACCATTCGGCGGCGAGGTCGGGCGGTAGGCGCACCGTGACGCCGGCCACGGTGAGGTCGATCGTGGCGCCCGAGGTGTGCACCTGGGCGGGCGGGTCGTCGGTGTCGGTGCGGGTGCGCTCGAAGGCGGGGCGGTCGGGTCGGCCGGCGCGGGTCCATGCGCGGTGACACGCTGCGCAGTACCCGGCGCGGAGTCGGTCGGCAGGCGTGTTGGCGACGGTGCGACCGCAGGCGTTGCAATCGGCCATGTTCGTGCGCTGGGTCGGCTGGCCGACGTGCAGGCGGGCAACGAGCTGGGTCAGGGCGTGGTGCGCGTCGCGCAGCGAGGCGATGGCGTCGGTGAGCGCCGTGTCGACGGCGGCCAGGCCGACGATGCGGGCGGCGTCGGACTGGCCGTCCTCGACGGACTCGAGGTTGCGCTCGCGTTCGATGACGGCGTGCAGCGTCGGGTTCGACACGTCACCGCCGCTGACGGGCTCGCCGCCGCCGGCGGGGTAGCCGTCGGGCAAGGTCAGGGCGATGGCGTCGTGGGCCTGGGCGAGGAGGGTCGGCAGGCGCGTGGCCTCGAGGGCGATGAGTGTGAGCTGTTGCTGTTGGCGCCGGTGGCGGAGGTTGGTCACGATGAGCACTCCTGGGTGGGGGTCAGAACTCGGACAGGTCGAGGGGGACGCGGACGCGCTCGGTGGGTGTCGTCGGGGTGGCCTCCTCGGCCTCTGACCGCGTCCCCCCCCGACCCCTACTACGTAGGGGGTCGGGGACGCGGGGGACGCGGTCAGATTCGGGGGTCCCGAGGACCGCGTCCCCGATCAGCGGGACGCGGTGGGGACGCGGTGGGACGCGGTCGGTCGATTCTGAGTTATCCACAGGCTGCGGTTCGTCGCGGAAGGGGGTCACCGAGGTGTAGGTCGATCCCTTGGCGGTGCCCTGCTGGGCGACGAACTCGTCCTCGACGAGGCACACGATCGCCGTGCGGATCACCTCGCCCTTGCCCTGCACGTTCTGCTCGATCTGGCGCGCCGAGGTCGGCCCGGCGGCCTCCAGGTACTCCGACACCCGCTGCATGTACATGGTCGGGCGGAACCGCTCGGCGGGCGCGACGAGCTCCACCACGACGCGTTGGCCGGCGTTGTTGATCGTCGCCGTGGCGACCTGGTGGCCGCGCTGGTAGGTGCCGTGGCGGTCCTTCGCGCATGTCACCTTGAGCTTGCCGTCCTTGGTCTTGGTCGGCGCCACGATGACGTCGACGCCGTAGGCCGCACCGTCGATGGCGGCGAGCTTGCGCTGCGATCCGATCGCCCACAGTCCGCGGTCGTCTTTGGACTTCGTGACGTGGTCCAGGCCGATGACCGCGGCGCCGCTACGGGTGAGCATCCGCGGTAGCCGGCGGAACCACTGCGCCACGGCGTCGTCGTCGTTGGGTGGGAGCCCTTCCACGGCGAGGGACTCGCCGACCGAGTCGATGACGACCACGTCGGCGTCGAGCGCCTCGAGCAGGTCATGGGCGGCGAGGTCGACCTTGCCGCCCTTGGTCACGAGCGGGCCGTCGGGGTGGACGTAGCGGAAGCTGGCGCGGATCTGGCGGTCGGTGAGTCCCACCAGGCGCAGGCGGTGCACCGCGGCGACGGCGGTGTCCTCGTAGTCGATGAACGCCCCGATGCCGCCGCCGTGGATCACCTCGGCGAGTATGTGTAGGGCGAGCCACGTCTTGCCGCCGCCGGGCTCGCCGCTGATGGAGTGCACGCGCCCTGGGTAGATGAGTCCCTGCCCATCGCTGCGCACGCCGATGGTGGGCGTGGGGGCGACGTAGTCGCCGTCGAGGATGTCCCCGAGGTCGACGAGCTCCCACCCGCCGACCGGGTCGGCCAGCTCGGCGGCCACCTCGTCGCCCTGGTGGGCCTGGGTGGCCGGGACGGGTGCGCCGTAGCCGGCGGCGCGCAGGGCGGCCGCTGCGGCGGTGTGGTCGCCGTGGTGACGGGTGGCGGCGACGTAGCCCAGCTTCGTGTACACCTCGTCGGGTTCGAGGCCGGCGTGGGCCATCGACGTGGTGAAGACCTTCAGGTTGTCGTTCGCGGTGTAGCCGGTGGTGGCGGACGTGCCGTCGCGGGCATCCTTGCCGGGGCGGGTCCAGTGCCGCTCCCCGGTGCGCCGGTCGGTGTGGGCGAGGGTCCACCCATCGGCGGTGAGGATGTCACTCCAGTCGACGGCGTCGAGTGCGTCACCGGGCCGGCGCTGTTCGCTGCGCGCGGTGTCGGGCAGTGTGATGCGCGGCGGTGCGGGCGGGTCGTCACAGATCAGGTCGAGCAACCACTCGGGCGCCTCGGCGATCTCCTCGCCCTGGCCGGCGTCCCACTGGTAACGGTTGCCGTTGGGGTGCACCGTCGGGGCGACGACGATCTGCCCGCCGTCGCCGCGGATGTCGAGCCCTGCGCCGAGGCGGGTGCTCGCGTTGTTGCGGATGCGCCGGCCGTCGGTGGGGTATCGGAACAGGAAGTGCGTCCCACCCGAGCCGGTGAGGTTCGTCAGGGTGTCGGGCAGCGCCTCGTGGCGCAGCTCGAGCTCGCGGAACGACTCCCACAGGTCGACGTCGAGTGCGAACACGCCGGATTCGGGGCCGGTGGCGATGCCGACGCCGTGGCCGCGGTACGGCCCGGCGAACCAGGCGACGATGGTGTCCTCGTCGGTGGTGGCGGCGTTCTGCCATGCCGCCATCGGCGGGCGTTTCGTGCCGGGGGCGATGGGCACCACGCGCAGGCCGCGTCGGGCGTAGTGCAGTGCGAAGGTGAGTGCGTCGGCGTCATCGGGAACGCTCATCTGTCGGCGGTCGTCCTGTCTTCGATGCGTCGGCCGATCCATTCGGCGACCGGGGCGACGACGCCGTTGCCGCACATGCGGTAGCGGTGCGAGTCGGCGATCTCGGTGCCGTCGGCGCGGTAGCGGGTCCAGTCGTCGGGCCAGCCCATGAGCCGCTCGCACTCGCGTGGGGTGAGGCGGCGAACGGCACGGTCGGCCAGCACGGCGGCCGACGCGCTGCCGGTTGCGGACCCGGTGCCGAGGGCGTGGCACACGTCGGGGCTCGAGATCGGATCCTGCGTCGGGTGGAACGACACAGGCACGACACTCCCCTCGAGCACTTCTTGGAGGTCGGCATCGAGCTCTGGCCGGCCGATCGTGCGGCCGTACGCGGCGGTTAGGGTTCCGACGGTTTGGTCGCCGCTACCTGAGCGAGCGCCTTCTCGAGGTACGCCGGGAGCGGCTTGCCCCGCTTCCCGGCTCGGCGCAGGATTCCCGCGCACGCCTTCGGGCTCAAGTAGTACCTCGGGCCGACACTGTCCTCGAGGACCTGCGACAACGAACACACGGCGGCGTCGTTGGGCCACTCCGAACCAGCGAGCGTCAAGCAGCCGCCAGACTGCCGTTCGCTTGGGTCCGACCACCACGCCTGCGGTGCGCCACCCGCCATCGGGCACGTCGGGGAGTGTGCCGGTGAGTCCCCACAGCACGGCAGCGAAGTCGGCACCGTCGTTGCTGGAGAAAGCTCCAGCGACGTTCTCCCACAGAACCCAAGGGGCAGCGACTGCATCAGCGATACGGCACTGGTGCCAGAACAGTCCGCTCCTGCTGCCATCCAGGCCGCCACGGCGTCCAGCCACGGAGAGGTCTTGGCAGGGGGATCCTCCTGCCACAAGGTCAACTCGTCCACGCTCGACTCCTCCACAATCCACACAGCGATCTGTCGTGATGCCCTCGTCCCGAGCGCCGGGACGCACTCGGTCATTTGCACCCAGTTGGTGTTCAGGTAGTCGAACGCATGAGCACGCCTGGACATCGGTTACGTCCTCCCAGATGGGCACGTCGGGCCAGTGGCGTGCGAGCACGCTGCGGGCGGTCGGGTCGATCTCGCACATGCCGACGATGTCCATGCTGGCGGCGTCGAGGCCGCGGTCCATGCCGCCCGCCCCGCTGAACAGGGACAGGACGTTCACGCTGCACCGTGCATCGGTGTGCAGGTGACGGTGACGAGCTCGCCGCCCACAACAAGGTCGGGTTCGAGGCACCGCACCCACGCCGGGGTGTCGTCGGGCCAGAGGCCGGCGTCGACCAGGCCGTCGATGATCGGTTTCACCGTGGGGAACCAGTTGTGCGGGTCGCGGCGACGGTTGCCGACAACGGGCAGGGCGACAGTGACGATCGACGGGCCGGGGAACGTGACGCCCTCGGTGCGCACCCACCGCATCGCCGCCTGGCCGGCGGCGTCGCGCCATGCCCTACTGATCTTCGATCGTTGCGCCCAGTGCAGACGCTGGTTCATCGTGAGCGCCTGCGCCGGCGGGGGGAATGCGATCACTTGATGTCCTCGAGTCGGGCGACGGCGTCGAGGACGTCGGCCGCGGCGCGCCGCACCCATCGCACGTCGGGGTGATCGTCGAGGGCGTCGAAGGTGTCGCGGTCGAGCAGCTCGACGATGCGCTGCGCCGCCCACCGGGCGTCACGATGAAGCTCGGCGCGCAGCGCATCGCGACGGCGGAGCTCCGACATGATGTCGGAGTACATCGACTCGCTCATGCCGGCACGTCGTCGAACAGGCTCATGCGCTGCCCGATCTCACGCTCGCGCTTGACGAGGTTCCGACACGCCGTGTCGAAGTAGCTGCGCTTCAGCTCGACGCCGTAGTACCGACGGTCGGCGCCGAGCGCCGCCCACCCCTCGCTGCCGATGCCGCCGAAGGGCGAGAACACGAGCTCGTCGGGGTTCGACCACAACAGGACGCACCGCTCGATGAGCGAGAGCTGCAACGGGCAGACGTGGCGCTCCTCGGGGCGCTCCTTCGCCACCTGGGCGTTGAGCACGTCAGTCTCGCGGATGCCGTGCCACGTCGACTGCTCGCCGTCGGGGTAGATCCACTGCCGCCACTGCTCGGCCTCGGCGTCGGCCACCTCGTCGGGTTCGTACCAGATCGAGTTCATCCAGGCGGTGTGCCGCTCGAAGGTGTGACCCTCGCGAGTGTGGGTCACCGGCGCCTCGTTCGCGCCCGGCGCGGTGAACACGAGCAGGTACTCGCCGGTCTGCGGCATCGAGTTGGCCGCGTCGCGGATCGCCGTGACGTGCAGCAGCGAGGTTTCCTTGTTGCGCGTCGCCTCGAGCTGCGGATTCTTGTGGATCGTGATGCGGCGGTGGTAGTGGAACCCGGCATCGACCATGCCGGCGCGCAGGTCCGACGGGAAGTCGTAGGCGTGGCGGTAGCCGCTCGTGTTGGCGAAGCGAATGATCTCCTTGCAGTGGATCGCCACGATTCGGCCCGGCCGCATGACGGGCAGCAGGCGCTCGGCGAAGGTGCGCCACTGGTAGCGGAACTCGGCGTCGCCGCGGACGTTGCCCATGTCCTCGAGCTCCTGGGAGTAGCTGTAGAGGGCGGCGAACGGCGGTGAGAACACCGACAGGTCGACACTCGCCGGCGTCATGTCGGCCATGTGGGCGAGCGAGTCGCCGTAGATCATCGTCCAGCGGTCACCGCTGCGGCGGTCGAGCTCGGACTTTGGGGCGGTGGACACGATACGAACCTCCGAGGTGTCGCGTGGGCGGAGCCGTTCGACGACGGCGGTTTCGATCTCGTCGGCGTCCCCCTGGAACGTCGACTGCTTGTTCATCACGTTCTGGCAGATCGCCTCGTCGAGGGCGGTCAGCGGGACGTAGACCTGCACCGCCTTCGTCTGGCCGAACCGGTAGCTGCGCCGGATGCACTGGTAGTACCGCTCGAAGCTGTCGGTGATCGTCGAGAAGACCTGCACCGAACACGCCTGGAGGTTGACGCCGAACCCGAACATGGCGGGCTTCAGGATCAGCACCCGAGGCGCCTCGGGGTCACAGCGCCGGAACCCCTCGATGGCCTCGTCGCGCACCGCCGGCTTCACCTTGCCCGACAGGTGGCGCGAACCGGGGATCATGGCGGCGAGCTGGTCGCCCTCCTCGTCGAAGGTGACCCAGATGATGACCTGGTCCTCGGCGTGCTCGCCGTTGACGAGGTCCGCAATCCACGCCGGCTTCAGGGTCGGATAGCGCTGGACGACCTTGCCGTCACCCAGCTCGAACCCGTGAGCGATCTGCATCATCTTCGTGCGCGACGTGATGCCGCCGGGTGTCGCGCCGAACAGCGACGGTTGGTCACCTGTCTCGTGCATGCGCGCCGCGGTGGTCTGTTCGTCGGTGAGCGCGACGACCGGGAACCGCTCGGTCATCTCGGGCAGGTCGGCGAGGTGATCGGCGAAGCCCCAGCGCTTCGGGTCGCGCACGAACACGGCCCAGCTCGCCAGGTTGGCCGCCCAGGCGTCGCGGGCGTGCGGCTTGAACTGCCAGTCACCGTCACGGTTCATGAAGTACGCCGTCAGGTACTCGGTGGTGCTGCGCACCTGGTCGAGGAACACGGCGTGCTGGGCGAACTCGGTGCGCTGGTTCGGCGCCGGCGTCGCCGAGCAGGCCAGCTTCCAGCGAACGCCGGCGAACGCCCGCATCACGGCGAACTTGCGCACGCCGAACGCCTTGAGCATCGACGACTCGTCGAGCACGACGCCGGCGACGTCGAGGTGTTCACCGCCGAACCGGTCGCCCTTGCCGCCGCCGTCGAACTTCTCGTAGTTCGTGATGGCGATCGGCGTGGGGTGATCGGGGTCGGCGAGCCACGCCTCGAGCGTGGGTCGGTCGGTGGCGTCGAGCACGATCGGCGCGCCGTAGAACCGCTCGGCCTCGGCGCAGGTCTGTCGGCACACCGACAGCGGGGCGAGGATCATCACCTTGCCGTTCGTGTGGCGCGCCACGTTCACCGCCCAATCGAGCTGCATGGCGGTCTTGCCGAGGCCGGTGTCGGCGAACAGGGCGAAGCGCTGGCGGTCCAGGGCGCGCGCCACGATCCACGCTTGGTAGTCGAACAGGTGCGCACCGAGCTGCCACTCGCTGCGCACCACTCGCTCGTCGATGACGCCGACGGCGGCGAGGGCGTCGGGGTCGACCCACACATCGCCGCGGTCGTCGATGAACTCGTACTCACCCGCTGCGCGCAGCGTGATCAGGTCGTCGTAGCCCTCGAGCTGGGCGCGCCAGCGTGGGCCGGTTCGGTCGGTGAGGATCACAGCGCACCGCCTCGCCGCCAGGGGCCGCGCATGGCGCGCCGCTCGCGTTCGGATGCGCCACCCCATACGCCGATCTGCTCGCCGTGGTCGAGGGCGTAGGCGAGGCACTCGACCGACACGGGGCACCGTGCGCAGATGCCCTTCGCCGCCTCGGTCGGCTCGCCGCGATGGGGGTAGAAGATGTGCTGCGGTGCGCCGCGGCACTCGGCCTCGGCGAACCAGTCGGGCGACTCGACGCCGAGCAGGTCGCGCACCTGGATCGTGGTGGGCGTGACCGGCGCGGCCTTGTTGCGTTTCTGGCGGTAGTCGCGCATCTTGGCGGCGGCGCCCTGGCGGCACTCCTCGCACCGACACCCGTAGCTGTAACCGGTCGAGCCGTGGTAGTGGATCACCTTCATCGCTGCACCGCCCGGTACAGGCCGCGCCCGACCCGCCCGATGGCGGCGTCGCGGGCGAGCTGGGCGACGGTGAACTTGACCGTGTTGGCCTTGTAGGCCGGCAGTGCGGCGCAGATGTCGGCCGGCGAGAACGACGTGTCGGGTTCGGCGCTGAGTACAGCGACGACCGCCGCGGCGCACCCGGTGAGCGCCGTCGGGTGCGCCGCGCGCGCCTCGGCGGTGTCGGCGGCGAGCGCCTCGGTGCTCAGGGGGATGACGTCGGCGTGGCGCGAGTGCGGCACCGCCTCGGCGATGAACGGCGCCGCCTCGGCGTCGAGGGCGAGCTCGAGCTGATCGTCGGTGCGGCGCAGGTCGACGTCGACCCACATGTGGTCGGCGTCGACGTTGACGGTGGCGGCGTGGCCGCCCAGGCTCGCCCACATCTGGACGAGCTGGGCGGCCGTGTCGGCGGTGATGGTCACGACGATCGCCATCAGAACCCGATCAGGTCGGCACCGGCGGCGGGCGGGTCGTCGAGGCGCACCGCCGTGGCGGCGAGGTACTCGGCCTCGGCGGCCTGGACCCACTGCGAGTCGGCGGGCACCGCACGGCGCAGCGTGAGGGGGCCGTAGACGCCGACGGACTGGCCGCGGGGGACGGCGTCCACCTCGGCCTGGGTCGCCAGCTTGCCGCCCGAGGGGGCGCCCTGGGCGTTGTAGACCTGCGCGTGGTCGAGCGTCTGGCTCACGATGTCGCCGACCTGCAACGGGCCGAGGCCATTCTTCGCCTCGATCCACTGCCCGAAGCTGGCGCCGCGCAGGATCATGCGGGCGAGCTCGCCCGGTGCGGGCACCGCGGCGGGGTCCGACCCGATGCCCGACGGCATCGTGGTGCCGGGCATGACGACGATGGTGACGACGAGCTCCTGGCGGGGCTTGCCGTTGTCCTTCAGCGCCGGCTGGCCGTCCTTGAGCACGTCGCGCTGCACCGTGCGCACCACGGCGCCGGTGACGGTGTCGCCGATGCGCTGGCGCTTCATGACCGGCACGCGCGGCCCTGTGGGTTCATCGAGTGTGATGGGCATAGCTGTTCCTCCCGAGTTGGGTGAGTTGGTTGGGATCAGGCGACGGCGACGAGGGCGGGCGTGCCGGCCTCGTCGACCGCAACGCGGTAGGCGCGGCAGAGCTGTTCGAGCTGGCCGGCCTGGGCGATGGTGAGGGTGCCCAACAGCGCACCGACCGCCAGGGCCGGTTTCGCTGCGTCCTCGCCGATGACGAGGGCGAGCGCCGAGCGCGGTGCGGTGTCGTCGCCCGGCGGGTTGCCGGCGAGCTGGGCGAGCTCGAGCGCAGCGGCGGCGATGGCGTGGCGGCGGCGTGGCGTCGGCTGGCCGTCGGGCGCCATCTTCCACGGGTGCGCCGTGTCGGCCTCGCCGATCCATCGCAACACCTGGGCTTGTTCGTCAGTGGTCATCTGAGCGAGCACCTGCCGCAACCACGACACGGCCTCGGGGTCGGCGTGGTCGGTGGCCTCGGCCATGCGCTCGGCGTCGAGGGTGGCGCGCCGCTCGGCCTCGGCGGTGCGGGCCACCGCGGTGGCGGGGTCCTCGTCGCCGAAGGGCAGATCGGCGGCGGCCTCGATGTGGTCGAGCGTGCCGACGATCGCCGCGAGCTGCGCCGGCGTCCAGTTGTACGGGCCGCCGGGGGTGTCCTTCGGGCGGGGCACGTCGAGGGGCCACAGGCCGGCGAGCAGGTTCGATGCACCGCCATGGGCCTTGACCGCTTCGATGCGGTTACGGACCCACGCGACGCGGGCCTGGTGCACGACGGCGTCGAGCACGCCGGCGAGGGGTCGGGGGTCGGCCGACGCAGCGGGCAAGGAGGACTCCGCTGCGTCGGCCTGGCCGGCGCCGACGACCCGAGCCCCAGCGGCATCGGGGTCGGGCACCGGCGTAACGGGGGCGGCGGCGGTGGTGGTTGGTCTTTCCACAGACCCAACGACCTGCTCCCGAGCTGCACCCTGCCGGGGCTCAGTGTGGGAGGTAGTGCCGCCGCCCTCGATCATCATCGGGACGAGGAGTCCCTTGCGCTTGCGCCAGTCGCGCACCGTGACGGCGAGCTCGAGCGCCTCGGCGCCCGCTGCGATGTCCAGGACGTGCAGGTCACAGCGCGCCGAACCCGGCTCGACGTGGACGATCAGCGCCGTGGCGTGGTCGACGTCGCGCATCGGCAGGCGGACGTCCTCCATGCCGTCGGGCGCTGCGCCCTGGGAGTACAGCGCGTCGGCGTGGGCGTAGATGGCGAGCTGAATCGACCAGGCGAGGTGGCCGTAGGCGATGCTCGACGCTGCGCCGGTCTTGATGTCGGCGATGCGCAGCACGCCGTCGCACCGTCGGCGCAGCGTCAGGTCCGACGTGCCGGCGATGCGGTGACGGTCAAGGACGACCATCGCCTCGGACAGCTCGACGACCACGTCGTAGCCGGCGGCGTCGATCGCTGCCTTCACCGCGGCGACGTCACCGGCGTAGGGCTCGGGCACGATGAAGGTCGGGTCGGCGTGGGACCGTTCGATCATCGAGTGCAGCGCCGTGCCGAGGTCGCGCCGTGCGGTCGCGCCGCCGGCTTCCTTCGCCCGCTCGCACACCTTGTTGAGCTCGGCGCGGTCATCGGGGTCGGCGGCCTGGACGAGGGCCAGCAGGTCGGGCCGCTGGGCGAGGCCGAGCGCCGTCATCCTGTTGGACCAGGTGAGCAGGTTCGCCTGGTCGTCGAGCGCCTTCGCCACGGTGGTGGCTCGGGTGTAGCCGACGGGCTTGCCGCCCTCGGGTGGCACGACGAGGTAGCGACCCCAGCGGTCGCGCCGCACGGCGTCGGTCGGGTCGAGCGCGATCATTGCCCGACCCCCGGTGCGTCGTCGGGCATGACGGGCGGGCGGCCGTAGGACCTGCGGGCGCGACGGTCGTCGTCGCATTCCGCGAGCTCGGCGATGAGGTCGAGCGCGCCCTGCCGGATGCGGCCGGCGATGGCGAGCAGCTCGTGCAGGCGCTCGCGGTCGGTGTCGCCGGCCGTAGTGATCGTGCCGTTGTAGGCGAGGTGCACGGCGGCGAACACGCCGGGGTGCACCTCGACGACGATGTCGTCAGCGACGACTCCGCCGATCATGGGTGACGAGTGGTAGGGCACTGGTAATCTCCTTGGTGTCGGTGCCCACCCCGGTCGCTGTCCAGTGCTGCGGGGTGGGCGCTTGTCATTGCTGGGGGGTGTCCAGGGCCGGCCGGCTGGCAGGAGGGAAGGGGCGAGGCGCCCGACCCTGGACGAACGGGGTCACCGCAGGCGGCGTCGGTCGCGGCGGTGACAGGTGATGGCGGCGGCGCTGGCGGTGACGCTGGCGCCGGTGAGCAGCGCCCACTGCCACCACGTCAGGGCGGAGAGCAAGAACGGAGCGGTCACTGGTCGTCGTTCTCGATGGGCCAGAGGTGGGCGCCGATGGCGAACCGCTCGGCGTCGATGTCGTCGTCGTGGTCGCGCCAGGCGGCGACGAAGAAGCGCGACCCGATGATGGCGACGCCGGCCCAGATCGGTAGCCACGTCCAGAACTCGGCGCCGCTCACGACGACGCCCCGGGGAGCTCGGCGGCGAGGGCTTCGACGGCGTCGGCGTCGAGCAGGTACGGGGCGGTGCCGCCGCCCAGCTTCATGGCGGGGATCTGGCCGTTGCGGACTCGACGCTGAGTCGTCCATCGGGACTCGGACAGCACCTCGGCGGCCTGCGCGATCGTCAGTAGTCGTTGGAGCATGAGGGATGTCTAGTGCGTTTGCTCCAACTTTGCAACATCAGGGCCGGGACTTTTTTCCTATTGCACCACCTGGGGCAGTGTGGTTCCCTTAGATCCATGACAACGCAACTAGACCTAACACTGGGCGAGGTCCTCCTCGTGTGGCGCACGCGAGCCGGCTTCACGCTGGCGGGCATGGGCGAGGCGCTCGAGGTCGGACGCAACACCGTCGCCCGCTGGGAGGCGGGTCAGGGTCGGATGCGCTGGCGCGACGTTGAGGCGTGGGCAGAGGCGTGCAACCAGGACAACGTCAACCTCGTGCGCCCGCTGTGGGAGCAGGCGGTCGACGCCCGGCCACGCATGGGCCGCCCGCCGCGTGTTACTCAGTGGTCACATCGGCCGTGGGTCCTCGGCGTGCAGGTGCGGGGCTAATGCTTCAGCGACGGCGCCGACGCGCCGAACCTGTCGCACCCGCCGCAGAGGTCCGACATGCGACTGAGTGAACACATCGAGCCCTTCGTCATCGCCCGTGGCTACGCGCCGTCGTCCGCGCGCCAGCGGCGCGTCCTGCTGCACCGGTTCTGCGCCGAGGTCGGCGACACCGCACCGACGACACCGGCGGTGCACGCCTGGTGGGCGTCGATCGCGGATCGTGCGCCGGCGACGCGCCATGCGAACCTGTGCGCGGTGCGCCAGTTCCTCGCCTACCTGCGCGCCATCGAGGTCCTCGTCGGCGACCCGACCGCTGCGCTGCGTTCGCCGCGGGTCGAGGCCGGGCCGCCGGTGGTGCTCAACCATCGCGACGCGCGGGCGGTGCTCGCCGCAGCGGCCGACCCGCTCGAGCGGTGCGCCATCGCATTGATGCTCGGGTGCGCCCTGCGGATCAGTGACGTGCTCGCCCTTGACGTCGTCGACGTCGACCCGGTGCAGCGCCTGGTGCGGGTTCGGTCGAAGGGCGCGAAGGTGCGGGTCGTGCCGATGCCCGAGCTCGTGACCGAGCTCGTCGCGGTGCAGATGCTCGCCGTCGGCGACGGTGCCCTGATGCAGTCGCCGCGGTCGAACGGGCGCATGTCGAACGCTGCGCTGCGGCGGCGCCTGAACGGTGCGCTCGTGCGGGCCGGGGTGAAGCGTGCGCCGAGGGACAACCGGTCGAGCCACGTCCTGCGCAGGACGTGCGCCACCGAGCTGCTCATGGGCGGCGCCACCATCGTCGACGTGCAGGCCATCCTCGGTCACAGTTCGCTCGCTTCGACGTCGCGCTACCTGGCCCGGCCTGACGCCGCGCGCCTGCTGGCGGTGATCGAGTCGGGCCCGTTGGGCAGGGCGGCGTAGAACGGCACGAACGCCCCGCACCGGCGATCGGTGCGGGGCGTTCGGCCTCGGGGGGATCTGTTGTCGACGGTGCCGACCTACTCGACGAGCTCGTAGGTCAGCGCCTGCTGCGCAGCGCCGGTCCAGTAGAACAGCGTCAGCGACGTGGTGGTGGTGCCGTCGCTGTAGGCGAAGGTCACCACGCCGGCGCCGACGGTGACCGGTGACGACGTCACGGTCAGCGACGGTGCACCCGGCGTGACGTTGCGGGACTGGGTGATGGTGACCGTGACGGCGCCGGCGGATGCCGTGACCGACGGTGCGTCGATGGTGACGGTGCGGTCGCCGTTGACCGCGCCCGTCGCTGCGCCGTGCGTCGCGCTGACCGACGGCGCGTCGGCGGTGACCGTGCGGTCCTGGACGATTGCCGTCGTGACGGCGCCGGCGGTGGTCGTGACCGACGGTGCGCCGGCGGTGACGGTGCGGTCCTGGATGATCGCTGTCGTGACGGCGCCGTGCGCCGCGCTCGAGCTCGGTGCGTCGATGGTGACCGTGCGGTCGCCGCCGATGGACGGCGTCGCTGCACCGTGGGCGAGGGTGACCGACGGTGCGTCGATGGTGACCGTGCGGTCGCCGCCGATGGACGGCGTCGCTGCACCGTGGGCGAGGGTGACCGACGGCGCGTCGGCGGTGACCGTGCGGTCCTGGACGATTGCCGTCGCGACGGCGCCGTGCGCCGCGGTGACCGAGGGGGCGTCGGCAGTGACGGTGCGGTCCTGGACGATCGCTGTCGTGACGGCGCCGTGCGTCGCGCTGACCGACGGCGCGTCGGCGGTGACCGTGCGGTCCTGGACGATTGCCGTCGTGACGGCGCCGTGCGTCGCGCTGACCGAGGGGGCGTCGGCGGTGACGGTGGCGTCCGTGCCGCCGGCCGGCGGATAGGCGATCGGGTTCAGCCACGCGAGCTGGGCGTCGAGGTCGTAGACGTCGTTGGCTCGATCGTGATTGTTAGGGGTCGTCTGGACCGTGTAGCTGGTGCCCGGCTTGGCGTCGAACGCCGTCTTCAGCGCCGCCTGGTGCTGCCAGTGCACGAGGAAGTCGGCGGTGCCGCGGATGTACAGGACGGGGCAGAGGTTGGCGGCGCTGTTCAGTCCGATGTGTGACGGGATCGCCTGACGCGGGTACAGCGGGGCGTCCAGAGTGGTCGACGCGGTGAGCCCCTGGAACGCCCGGTACGACTGGCGCCGGATGATGGACCCCGAGTTGGGGTGCGTCGGGTCCCAGTCGCGAGCGAGGTCGAGGTCGATCGGTGCGCAGAACACCATGCACGCTATGAACTCGGGGTCAGCGATCCCGGCAGTGAGGCCGCTCGCCCAGGCGGCCCCAGCGGCGCGTGCCCCGTCGAGGGTCATCGGCGTGCCCGCCGAGTCCGTAGCGAGGTTGCGCGTCATCGCGGCGTCGAGGGCGAGGTACCCGCCGGCGCTGTAGCCGGTGGCGATCATCTTCGCCGGGTTCACGTTGTACGTCGCGGCGTTGTCGCGCAGGAACGCTGCGGCACGCTTGTAGTCGAGCACGAACGACGGGTAGCGGCCGAACCCAGGTTGGTTGGGAGGCTCGCTGAGTGGGTCCGTGGTGCCGTACGGGTCGTACAGCGGCAGCGATGGGTCGGCGGAGGTCCGCACATAGCTGATCGACGCCACGGCGTAGCCGGCGTCGAGCATGTCGTCGCGCCAGGCCGACGGCAGGTCGGCGCGTGAACCCCTCTGGAAGAAACCAGAGTGAGCCCAGACGAGTAGCGGCCAGCCGCCCGCCGGCGCCGTGCGGGTCGGGACGTAGAGGTCGAACTTCCGGTTGAACGATCCGCCGCTGACGTAGTTCACGCCGAGGTAGGACGTGTAGTCGGTGCCCGCGACGGGCGTCGAGCGGGCGACGGTGCGGTTGGTCGTCGACGAGTAGCGGAAGCGGTCCCCGACGGCCGGCGTCGACGACGGTGCGCCGGTGGCCGTGGTGGTCGCCGGCGTGGTGCCCGCAGGGTTCGAGCTGAACTGACCGCCGAGGTCGTAATCGGCCCAGGCTTCCACCTCGGCGAAGAAGGCCTGGGTGCCGAAGAATCCGGCCGACAGTGAACCGAGCTGGACATTGTCCCATGACACGTCAGTGACGCCGGTGTCCTGCACGCCGCTGACCGGCGTCGTCGAGTCGCCCTGGTAGATGCGCCACACGATCTTCGCCGTGCGCGCGGGGTCGGCCTGGATCTCGATGCGATACCAGTCGTTCGCATCGGGCAGCGTGGACGACGACGGGCCACCACCGGTGCGGGTGAACCGGGCAGGGCCGACCGAGCGGAACAGTGAGAAGTTACCCGTCGTGCCCACGCGGAACGACAGGAACGTCATGGCCGTCGTCCAGCTCGGGAACCTGACCATCATGCGCATCGACCAGGCGCCGGTGTAGGTGCCCGGCATGACCGCCGGCGTGCCGGGGTTCGCGGTCGGCGCAATCTGCCAGAAGAACGTGTCGACGCCACCGGCGAAGTCGTTCGTCTCGAGCTGGCGCGCCGTGGCCGGCCGGCCGGTGGGGCCGCCCGGCTCGATCTCGAGTCGATGTGTGCCGGTGATGCGCGAGCTGCCCGTCCCCGACCCGACGTCGCCGTAGCCGGTTTCGCCGGGGAAGGCGATGCGCGACGGCACGGTGAGCCCGTTCCACCGGAACAGCAGCGCCGAGGGGTTGCCGACCGCCTCGGTCTGGGTGGCGGACGCGCTGACCGACGGCGCGGTCACCGTGACCGACCGGTCTACGGACCCTGTCGACTGGGGTGCGAGCAGCGTCAGCAGCACGGTGGCCCCGCCTTACAGGGTGTCGAGTTGGGCGACAGTGAGCTCGGTGTCGGTGATCTCGGCGTCGAGTTCGTTCACGCGCCCGAGGTCGCCGATGATGACGGCGTGGGATCGCTGCTGGCCGAGGGTGGAAAGCCGGTTGGCGAGGATGAGCTTCAGGTCATCGAGTGTCATCGTTCGCTCCCGGTCAGATGAGGGGGATGAGTTCTTGGGTGAGCTGCGACAGGTTCGACTGCAACAGGACAACGTCGTAGAGGTCGGTGCCGTCGATCGCCGCGAACGCTGCCATGCGAGCGCCTACCGCTGCCGTGCCGGTCTGGATGAAGTCGGTCGAGACGTGCGGGGAGAGGACACGGTTCGCTGCGTCGAAGCGGTGCATCTGCGAGAGCTGCGACGCGACGTAGAGGTTGATGTAGGTGTAGCGCCCCTCATTGCCGAACGGCGAGTGCGCTGCGGAGGTGCCTGCGTTGAAGGGGTCGACGCCGCCGTCGTAGACGACAGCGCCGGTCCACAGCGGCGGTGCGCCGGCGGTCGGGGAGCCGGTGCCGCCGGAGAGGTCGAGCAGGTCGAGCGTGGTCGTTGCGTTGCCGCGGAAGTTGAAACAGAACGCGTGGCGTGCGTTGCGGGGCGTGTCGGGCTGGATGCCCCACGACGGTGCCCACACGTTGCCTGCGCCGTGGTTGCCGGGGGCAGCGGCGATCCACGTTGCGTTCCAAGCGTCGGAGGCGATGGTCACGTTCCCGACGTAGGAGGCATCGGAGAAGTTGTAGACGTAGGTGGTGGTGTTCGCCGTCGTGCGGAGCAGAACGAGGTTCGGCAACTCAACGACGTACTTGGCGGTGGCACTCGGCTGGGTCGTCCACGCTGCGCCGAGCGTGTAGACCGGCGACGGGCCTGCGGTGTGGTGCAGGATGACTCGCCGCTGACCGACCGAGGCGGGTGTGGTCGAGTCGGCCACGACACGGATCTGGAAGTTGCGGTACTCGTTCGCTGCGATGACAGCGTCACCGCCGGTCGCCTGCCCGGTGAGCGTGCTCGCTGCCGCAGCGGTGGCGGTGAGCGAGTTCAGGCCGGTGTCGTAGACGAAGCTGCCCTTCACCATGCCCTCGCCGGGGGCGTGATTGTGGGGGACGTACTGCTCGTCGAGCACCGTCGCCGCGGAGTCCGTCGTCAGCGACGCCGGAAGGTTCGTGATCGACCGGTTGGCGAACGTGTTCGTCGCCACCTCGAAGCTGCGGAACGAACCGGCAGCGAGCGAGGTCGCGTTGATCATGTAGAGGCGTCCCGACAGCAACTCGTAGCGGGCACCCGATGCCGGGGTGAAGGTGAACGGTGCGCCGAGGGTGATGGTCGGTGTCGTGCCTGCGGTGTTGGCGGTGATCCATCGCTCCTCGGTCTTGCCCGCCGTGGTGTCGATGATCCGCAGGCGGTAGCCGAACTCACCGGACCCGCCACGGTTGGCGAGCTGGTTCACGCCGACCGTCGACGGGAGCGCCGTCGAGATGACCACCGACGTGGTGGTGGCCCCGGCGGCGATCGTGCCGACCGCGCCGAAGCTCGGAGCGAACCACGAGGTGGCGCCAGCGGCGAACGTGCCGGCGGTCAGGGGTGCGGCGCTGATGCGCTGCCACGACTTCTGGACGACGTTGTAGCGGTTCAGCACGGCGTTCGACCCGAGGAAGTACACGAACGGGTTGCGCGTCGCGTTGTTGCGGAGGTCCGACGCCACGCTCGCCCCCGCTGCGTGAGCGTTGACGTTCGGGGTGGACTGGACCCACATCTGACGGTCGATGACCTTCTTGAACGTGTTCGGCATGGTGGGCCTTTCAGGTGATGCGAGCGCGGTGGCAGTTGGCCCAGGCGCTCATGTTCGTGGCGTTGATGAGCATGGAGCCGTTGCGGCCGTCGATGTTCGTGAGGCCGGTGACGGTCGTGATCGTGCCGCCGCTGATGGACGACACGGTCGACACCGTCGTGATGGTCCCCGACTCGATCACCGCGGTGGAGCGCTGGCGGCGCAGGAGCGAGTCGTAACCGGGCGGGGACGACAGCAGCGCCAGCAGGCGGCCGATCAGCGAGTGCGGGGTGCCCATCTCCGACACCTGCAACGGGTTCGCGTCGCTGATGTCCGCCGCGGTCTTCGCGTCGTCGGGGCCGGCGAAGTTGACCAGGCCGACGGCTTGCGCCTGCGCTGTCTCGCCGCTGTAGGACACCTCGCGGGTGGCGACCCGCTCGCCCGTGCCGGGCGTGTAGCCGACGTTGTCGCCCATCAGACGACGTTCGTGTAGTTGACGGCGAAGATGCCGTCACCGAGCGACCAGTTGACGGTGAACGTGCCGGCGATCACGTCCTGCGGGCTGCCGAAGTTGATCGCGCAGAGGAGTGCGTTGCCCGCCGTGGCGGAGTAGCACGCCAGGCCTCGAGCGTTGAACGTGACGCCGGTCCACTGCATGTTCGTCGCCGATGCCTCGCGGAACGTCCACTTGCCCGCCGCCGGCGTCGACACCGTCGGGTCGGCGAGTGCCTGGCCGCCGGTGGTGTAGGTGCCCGAGGCGCCCACCTCGTTGGCGCCGTAGGTGCCGGTCCCGTAGGTCTCGACGCTGTTCGAGTTCTGACCCGAGATGAGGTCGGTGAACAGCGCGATGCGGATCGTGTTCGTGTCGAGGTTCAGCGCGGTTCCCGACAGCGCGCTGCGCAGGGTCCGGCCGTTCACATAGCTGGCAGAGAAGGGCATGTCACACTCCTGAATCGAGCACCGCGGCGGGTGCGTTGACTGTCACGTCGACCCGGCCGGAACCGTGCCTCGTCCTGTATCCGGCGGGTTCGCCGTTGTCCTCGCGAATGGTTTCCTCGGTGACGGTGTCCGCGGCGCGGTCGACCACCACTCGGGGCTTGCGTCGTGCGCCGGCGAACTGGACCGAGCGCAGCGCGTCGGGGTCGACGAGTCGACCATCGGGGCCGAACAGCGCGCTCACGTCGGCGGCCGCCGTGCGATGAGTCCGACGTAGCCGGCGGGCACCGGCTCGGTCGCGTCGAGTAGCAGGATGCCGGGCGCCGCGACCGAGGCCGTGACGGTCACCTCGGCGGTGCCCTCGGTGACGGTCACCGTTTCGCTGACCGACCCGACCGGTGCGCCGGCCTGGCCGGCCAGGTGGGGGACCACCTCGCCGTCGAGCAGCGTGCGCTCGTTCGTCGCGTCGCGCAGGAACCAGAACGTGCGCGCCTTGATCGACGCCACGAGGGTGGCGGGCAGGGTGAACGCCAGGACACCGACCGGCGCGGAGGTCGTGACCACCGAGGCGTCGAGCGTTGCCTTCGTGCCGCCGGTCAGGCGTAGCTGCCAGGTGCGCCCGGCGAGGTTGACGGGCGCGCCTGCGGTGGTGACGAAGCGCAGCTCGAGCTCGGCATCGTCGCCGCGGGTGACAGCGAGGTCGAGCTTGCCGGGGCGCTGGGTGAGCCTGTTCACGGCGTCGTGTTGGCTGCGGCCATGCCGGTGCCGAGCACGGCGGCGGCGAGGGCGATGAACAGCGGCACCTCGGACTCGGCGACGACGCCGTAGGCGGTGAGCAGCGGCAGCGCAGCGGTGACGACACGGTAGATCCAGGCGCGGGTGCGTTCGTCGGTGAGGTTCATCGGGTCCCCTTCGGGTTCGGTGTTCGTGCCGTCACGGACGGTCGCGGGAATCTTTCGGGTTAGGTGTTGACAGCGCTACGGATATGGTGTTTACTGAGGACATGAACAACACCGCAGCAACCACCACCTCGGCCCGGTTCCACGTCGGCCAGACCGTCACCGCCCGCTCGGCGTGCGACTCCGACGCCGTGTTCACCTGGACCGTGTCGGCCCGCTCCGCCCGGTTCGTCACGTTCACCGATGACACCGGCCGCACCGCTCGGGTCGGCGTCAAGGTCGACGCCGGCGGCGAGTGGGCGATGCCGCAGGGCACCTTCTCGATGGCGCCGGTTGTCCGGGCCGAGGTCGCCCGATGAGCGCGACCCGCCGCACCGCCCGCCACTACGCGCAGCAGATCGCTTGCAGTCAGCAGCTCGCCCGCCAGTACGCCGAGCTCGCCGAGCACGCCGTGAAGCTCCACGGCAACGGCCCGAGCCCGATGTGGGACGAGGCGCACAGGCTGCGCACCATCGCCGCCGAGTACGACCAGGACGTTGACGACACGATCGAACAGGCCATGCTCGACGGGTACACGTTCGACGACATCGAGGCGGCGTGAGCAGCGCCGAGTATCAGCGCCGGTGGCGGGCATCGAAAGGTGCCCGCACCGGCCAGCCCGGTCGGCCGGCGACGCAACCCTGTGGGACCGTCGCCGCGTACCGCCGGCACAAGCGTGCCGGCGAGGAACCATGCGGCGCGTGCCGGGCCGCCGAGGCCGCCCGCCAGCGCGAGCTGTACCGCCGGCGCAAGGGTCAGTCGGCGTAGACGGGCATCTGCTGCACGATGCCGCGCTCGGGTGTCACCACGGCGAGCGCCTGGCGGGCAGGCTCGGGGCGCAGCGCAAGGCCACGCGCGTATTCACAGAACCCCTTGAGCGATCCGTTCACGATGAAGTTCGGACCGGTCAGGTACTGATGCCAATGGCCGAACAGGTGCACGTCGACCGCCACGCCCTGTGCCGCCCACATGGCGTCGAGGCGGTGCATGTGCTTCAGCATCGAGGGGTAGATGCCGCCGACACCGCCGGCGCTGCGGAACGCGTCGCCGTGACTCTGGTGAAACACCGTGTCGTAGATCGGGTAGCACTGGCCCGGTGCCGTCGTGATGGCGAACGTGATCCGTTCGTCGTCGCGCAGCATGTCGGCGAGCCAGTTGTAGATGACCCACGCGAACGACGACTCGGCGCGTTGCTTCGACGGTGTCTTGCGGTAGTTGCGGTCATGGTTGCCATCGGTGCACGGCACGAACACCGCACCGAAGCTGTCGGCCAGGTGCGTCAGCGCAGCGGCGAGGCGCGGCACCCAGTAGGTCACCGACGCCGTCGTCGGCGCCACGTTCGTGCGGACCAATTCCTCGTGGAGATCGCCGCTGAGGAGATCGCCGTTCAGGGCGACGACGATGCCGTCCCACGTCACGCCGCTGACGTACTCGGTGGCGAGGCGGACGGCGCCGTCGATGACCCGCTCGAGCCGGCGCTCGGCGATCTCACGGTTGTACTCGTTGAGCCCCGACATGGCGGCGAGGTCGACCACCTCGTCGAGGTGCAGGTCGGACAGCATGAGCAGCGCCGTGGCATGGTGCGCACCCTTGCGCGCCCGCTTCGTTGTCCACTTCGGGACCTTCATGTCGGCCGGATGCACGGCGGTGTAGCGGTCGAGCAGTGCGCCGAGCTCCTCGGCGCGCTCCTGGACCCGTGCGAGCTCGCGTCGGGTCGAGGCGTGCTGGCGCTGTTCGGTGACGAGTCGGGCCTGCGCGGCGGCGAGGCGCTCGTCGCGGTCGTGGCCCTCGGCCTCTTCGCGCAGGCTCACGGTCGCGGCTTCTGGCGGTGGCGCTGGATGCCTTGCAGCGTGAACGTCCCGAAGCGGTCGCCGTAGTGCTTCGTCAGCACATCGGCGATCGCCCGGTTGGAGATGCCGCCGACGTCGTCGTGCCACACCAGGTCGATGACGGCCTCTCGCTCGTCGCCGTCGAGGGCGTCGAGCAGGCGCTCGAGGCGGGACGGCAGGCCAGCCGCGCCCGTTGCCTCGCGCGCCTCGTCGCGCAGGCTCATCAGCGCTTCCTGATCTCCGCGACCAGTGACTTCACGACCCTGACCAGCTCCTCGCGAATCCAGGTGCGGGTCTTGCTGTTCTCCTCTGCGACGACCTTGCGCACGATCGCCTCGAGTTCCTGGGCGGTTGCCATGATGTCCTCCTCGCCGGCCACGGGCCGGTCGGTGGTGGCGGCGACGGTTGCCTTGATGCGGGCACGCGTCAGGATCTGGCCGGCCTCGCGTGTCAGCTCGGCATGAATGTGGTCGATGTGTGGCGACACGCCGGTGTAGGGCGCGCCGTTCGGGTGAGCTGCCGACCAGACCCGACGGTCCCAGATGATCTGCTGGATTCCCAGCGAGCCGACCATCGGCAGCAGTAGCCGCACCAGGTCCCACCCGGCGGGGTTCGCTGCGCCGTCGACCAGGGGAAACCCGAAGTCACACGCCCGACCGTCACCGTGCACCGATCGCTGCGCCGAGCCCCGCACGGTGCGGCAGTTGTAGATGCCGAGGTTGAAGATTCCGCCCTCGTTCCAGTCCTTGGTGGCCCACTCCATCAGTGCGAGTGCGCCGGGCTGCGGGCCTCCAGCGCAGCGACGGGCGGCGCGGTCGTAGGCGGGGAACCGGGGGGTGCTCACTGGCCGCGCTTCTCGATGTCGTCGTACGGGGCGTTCCAGTCGATCTGGGGCATCTTCAGCGCCGCTTCGACCTTCTGTAGCCGGACGTGCACCGGCGTCGTGTCGCCGTTCGGGCCCAGGTGGTACTTGACGAGCGCGTGGTGTTCCTTGTTCGCCTCGAGGACCTGGTGCTGGGTCCACTCACCGAAGGACGCCGAGATGTGGCGGCGGAACCATCGCACCGGCGGGGTTCGCCAGAACACCGCTATCGCTGCCGAGACGGCCGTGAACGTGCCGGCGATCACGCCGATGTCGAGCAGCATCGAACGGACCTGAGCGAGCATCACGCCACCATCTCGAGCACGACGGCGAACGTGGCGCGGGTCGCGTTGAGCGCGCCGCCTGAGGTTTGCAACACGACGAGCTCGACGTAGTCGCCGGCGACGAGCTGCACGAGGCACGACGTCGACGCGAACGCGTCCTGCGCGGTGATCGGCGCCACCTTGGCGACCGAGTGCGCCACTGTCGTCGATCCGTTCACCCGCACGAACACGTCACGATGGCCGGTGCCGTTCGTGGCGAAGCGCACGAACGCATCGCAGCGATACCAACCGCTGAACCCCGTCCCGATGGTCACCCGCGTGTTGTTGGTTGACTCGCTGTGCCAGGCGTCGCTGTCGCGCAGCGTGGTGCCGGTGCCGAACGCGATAGCCACGTTCGAGTTGTTGGCGATCGACTGCGACGCGCTGCGATCGAGCACGACGCCGGGCCGTTTGGCGCAGAACTCCAGGCCGTCGCGCACCGAGTCGCCCCACGACGCCGGCGGCGACGTGCCGGTCGCTGGATTGTGGATCGTCTGCGGATCGACGTAGGGGGTCGTCACGAGGTCTCCATCGAGGTCAGAAACTCCACCCGGCGGACCCGCCCCAGTTCGACGTTCCCCACTTCAGGAACGAGTAACCGGTGCGGGTCGCGTCGAGCGTGAGTGTCACGGTCCAGCCGGTGAACTCGAACTCGTGGGTCATGCCGATGACATGGGCGTAGAGGTCGAGTGCGCCGGCGGTGGTCGTCTTGCGGATGCGCACGAGCCACCCCGGCTCAATCTGCGCGGCGAGTGGGGCGAGTACGGCAGCGTTGTCCTCGACGCGGAACGACACCCGCTCGGCCTGGATCTGCGGGGTCGACTGCGCGGTGGCGAGCCACTCGGCAATCGAACGCGACTGGCGGTCCGACGGGTGCATCAGGCCAGTCAGGTTCACGGCGTTGCGCTGGCCGTACTTCGTCACGCTTGCGGCGTCGCGCACGGTCTGCGTTCGGCCCGTGGTCGACGTGACCGACGCGACGTTCACGAGGTTCAGCGGGTCGTCGACGATCTCGGTGCCGCCCTCGAGCATCTCCTGCGCGCCGCCGGCGATGAGTGTCGGGTCGTCACTGAACGTCACCTGCACCGTGTTGGACACGGTGTCATCCCACGCCCACGCCCGTCGCGAGAAGCGCAGGTCGCCGTCGCGGTCGACCCATACTCGGCCCTGCTCGGTGTCCTCGACCTGTTGGAGGAGGGCGAGCGGTTCGCCCTGGCGGTAGCTGTCCAGGGTGATGCCGCCGGCGGTGTCGAGCGTGCCGACGTGGGTGGCGACGCCCATCGACGTGGTCAGGTTCGTGATGCGCTCGTCGAGTCGCTGTTCGGCCCAGGCCGTGGTCGCTGCGCTGGCAGCACCGGCGGCGAGTGTGGGCAGCGTGCCGGCCGGATGACCCGACCAGGTCACGATGGTGTCGATCACGCCCTGGAAGGGCGCCACCGTGGGGAAGTCCAGCGGCCGCCCGCCGATAGTGAACCCGAGCAGTGTCGTCGACACGAGCCCGAGTGACGCAGTCGTGTTGCTGACCGCCGCCTCTCGGCCGTCGACCCAGATGCGCAGATCGCCGGTCGACTGCGGGGCGTGCACGACCATGACGTGAGTCCGGTCGTCGTAGAGCTGGGCCTCGCCGGCGAGGGTCGTCGCGGTGCGCTTGCCCGACGTCGTGTCGGCGCTGAACTCCACCCGGTCGGGTCCGACCACGACGGTGAACGGGATGTAGGTCGACGCCACGGCGATGGTCGAGGCGAGGAGGGTGTCGGTCGTGTTGCGGGTCGGCGGAATGCGGAAGATGAACAGCGCCGTGAGCGCCGAGGCGTTCGCCGTCAGGGTGATGTCGCTGGGCGCGTAGCTCACGGCGTCGAGCTGGCCGAAGGCCGCCTCGCCGCCGGTGATGGCCGGGCCGTCGAACTCGTCGAGCACGGCGGTGTGCGGGATCACTGAGCCGGTCAGCTCGTCGACCCACTCGTCACGCCCGCAGCGCAGCACCCTGGCCGGGGCGGTCGTCCACCCGGCGAGGAACGCGTCGAACGCCGTCGCCGGCCCGTCGCCCTGGGCCAGCAGGCCGAGGACATCGTGGGCGGTCACGGTGACCGTCGGGTAGCGCGACGTGATCGTCTGCGGCCAGCCAGAGTCGATGAACCCGAACCACCGCGTACGGGTGACCGAGGCGTAGGTCGTGCGGATGCGGACCTGCGTCGCGTTGTCGAGCTCGCCGAAGTACGGCCCGGCGGTGTTGCGCGGGTTGAACCTGCCGTCGGTGTTGTCCAGGGTCAGCGTCAGTGACCCAGGCGTGATGCCGGCGCGGACGTTCGGCCGGCCCGACGTGGCGACGACGGCACCGCTCGATGCCGTCACGTCGACCCATTGCGTCACGTCGACCCAGTCGCCCGCCGCCGGTGTCGACCCAGGACCGAACCCGAACGCGAACTCGACGGTCATCGCAACGGCGTTGACCGGCACTACGCCATCGCCCGCTTCAGGCGCGGCATCTGCACGCCGCGGGCCACCGCTGTTTCGACCTGCTCGACGATCCACCGCTCAGCGTCACGCGCCACCGGCCCGTTGAACGTCACGTTCACGGTGACGCCGGCGGCAGCGCCAGCACCCGTCATGCGCGCCTGTATCGCCGCTTCCTGCTGGCGGGTGCGAACGGTTTCGCCGTCGCGCAGCAGTGCGAGCCCTTCGATGTCGCCGCGGGCATCGAACACGCCGCCCGAGTGCAGGCGCGGTATCTGCACGCGAGTGCCGCGACCGGGCACGCCGGGAATGTCGGGGATCGTGAACCCCTTGCCGCCGATGGAACCGTTCCATGCTCGTTTGATTGCGTCGCCGGCGGCGCGGAACGGTGCGGCAACGGCATCGGCAAAGCCGGCGAGCGCGTCGCGGGCGGTGTCCTTGACGCGACGAAACAGGCCGGCGATCCCGTCGAGGGCTCGCGATACGACGTCGCGCGCGCCGTTCATCGCGCCAGAGATGACGCGCTTCACGGCATCGAACGCGCTCGAGGTGGCCGACCTAATGCCGTTCCACGCACCAGAGAACACGCCGGCGATCGCACCCAGGGCGGCGCCGATCACGACGCGCAGCACGCCGAGCGCACCCATTACGAGTGACTTGATGTTGTCCCACACGCCAGCGAGGATCGTCTTGATGCCGTTCCACGCGCCCGACCAGTCGCCCTTGATGAGCGCGGTGACGGTTTGGATGACGCCGCGTACGACCGTGATCGCCGCCTGTATCGACGCGACGATCGTGTCCCACACAACAGAGATGACCGGGGAGAGCCACTCGAACACGGCGGCGATGCCGCGCACGAACCCCGAGACGTTGCTCGCCATGACGGGGAGGATGGCCTGCACGAACGCGACGACGTCGGCGAACGCCTTCCCGAGACTGTCGAGGACCGGTTTCAGATCCTCGATGGCCTGGGCGACGACGGGGAACACGTTGTCTCGGATCCACTCGAACGCGGTCTGTAGCGCCGGGATGACCGTCGTACGGATGTAGTCGAACGCCTGGGCGAGCCGTTCGCGTAGAGCGACCACGACGCCGTCGACCCATTCGCGGAATCCCTCGTTACCGCGGTACAACATGACGAGCCCGGCGACGAGCGCGGCGATCGCCGCGACGACCAGGCCGACCGGCGACGCGATGAACCCGATCGCCGTCACAAGCGCACCGACGACCGACACGACCGGCCCGATCGCAGCGGCGACGCCGGCCATCACGAGCACGATCGTCTGCCCGCGCTCGCCGAGGTCGTCCCACACCTGCAAGCCGCGCCCGATGAAGTCGCCCAGCTTCGACAGTAGCGGAATGAGCCGCTCGCCGATCGCCTCTTGGATGTCCTCGAACTTGAGCCGCAACCGCTCCATGCCGCCCTGGGCGGTGCCCGCTGCGGCAGCGGCCGATCCGCCGAACTGTACCTCGAGCTCCTTGAGCAGGACCTTCTGCGCCGAGGTCACGTCACCGACAGCGACGAACTTCTCGACCTGCTTCGTCTGGGCGTCGGACAACTGGACGCCAGCGCGACGCAGCGCCGTCATGCCCCTGATCGGATCGTTGAGCGCCTTACCGAGAAGCATGTTCGCCGCTGGCAGGTCGGTGCCGAGCTTCGCCGCCATGTCCGCCGCGGCGAGCGTCGCCCGGTTGAACACGTCGTTACCCTCGCCGGCCTTGTTCTGCACGTTCGTGAACGTCAGCAGCACCGAGGCGCCCGACTTCACGAGGTCGCCGTCGATCGCGACCATCTCCTGCATCGAGCGCGCCAGCGTGTCGATCTGATCGGCGCTCGTCCAGGCCGTGGCACCGGTCGACTTCAGCGATGCGTCGAGCTGCGCCTGCGCCTGCTCGGCCTCACTGAACGCCTGCACCGCCTTCGTGGCGAACAGTCCGATCGGGGCGGTGAGTCCGATCGTCATGCCGGCGCCGGCCTTCACCATCTTGTCGCCGACGTCCTTCGCCTTCGACGAGAACGACGCAAGCTTGCCCTCGGCCTGCGAGAGCGACCGCTTCAGGTTTGATTCGTCGCCGAGAATCTTGACGAGGATCGACGCTGACTTGCCGGCCATGCGAGCTACTCCACTCGGGTCATGCCGGGCGGCGCGTCGGGGAGCGCTGCGTCGCGCAGCATGTCCACCAGGACGCGATGCTCACGCACCGTCAGTGACCCGTACTGGTCCCACGCGACACCGAAGTGCCGGCAGACCGCTGCCTTCGTTGCGATGGCAGCGGTCATGTGGCCGCCACCGCTTCGCCGTTTCCCTCGTCGATCTCCGACAGCTTCACCTGACCGGCCTGCTCGAGCGTGATACCGGGATCGGTGCGGCGCTTCAGGAGGTAGACGATGACCTTCAGCGCGCGACCCTTCGGCGACCCACTCGACAGCAGCTCGTCGATCGGTGCGCCGAGCAGCTCCTCGGCTTCCTCGATCTCATTCAGCGTCAGGTCGTCGGGGTCGAAGTTCACAGGGTCAGGCTCCTGGGTTGCTACTGGTGGCGATCTTGTCGAGCACCGCCTCGACGGCGGTCTGGTAGGCGTCGACGACGTCGTCGACCTTGGCGTCGGCCGCCCGGTACAGGAACGGGTTCGCCTCGATGTTGCGCCGCGGCCACCCGAAGTGAATGACGCCGGCGTAGGGCACGCTCGCCCGACCGGCGCGCACGACGCCACCGGTCAGGGTGGCGCCGGGGCGGATCGACTCGAGCAGTCGCGATGACTTCACCGGGACGATCGTCTGTGCCTCGTAGGCGACGAGCTCGGCGGCGTCGCGGTGCGCCTGCTTCAGCTCGGTGAGCAGGTCACGTTCCTCGGCCTTCTTGATGGCGCGGCGCAGCTCCTTCGCGCCGCGCACCTCGACCGACGGCGCGCTCAGAGCGTCGTGTCCTGGTTCGTGTACTCGATGGTGACCGCTGCGGTCGGCGTGCCTGCGGGGTTCCACAGGACCTTGTAGGGCAGCGGCTGGGTCGGCATCGCATCGAGCGACACCTCGGGGGAGTCGCCCTGGAACTGCACCGAGGGAATGGTGATCTTCAGCTCCTCGCGGATCGCGGCGACGATGATCGGGCCGGTCCAGGTGAGCACCAGCGGCGCGACGGTGCCGGCCGTGAATGCGTTGTACTGCGTCAGCGACTCGAACTCCATCTGCATGGTGCCCTCGAAGGTCGGCACCGAGGCGCGCACGGGCTTCTTCTTCAGCTCGTTGCCGCGCAGGAACCGGCGGTCGGTCTTCATGCCGAGGTCACAGTCGAGCGACCACGACGTGAGGTCGATGTCGGCGCCGCCCCACGTCGCCTTGCACTGCGTCCAGGCGTAGGGCAGGCGGTCGCTCGTCGCAGTGTAGGTCGGCGTACCGGCGGCGGTGGCGGTGCTCACGTCCTGAAAGTCGAAGTTGAACGTGGCGCCGAGTAGGCCGTCGAGCTCCTGGGACAGCGACCAACCCGTCATGACGCAACCGAGGTGGGTGAACGAACGGATCGTGCCGGTCGCGTCGACTCGCTGCGTCTGGATCGTCCAGTGGTCGGTCGGGCCGTCCGAGTTGGTCGCGAACGTCGACCGGCGGGCCGGGGCGGTGACGACGCTCGGGCCGGCGACGGTGCCCAACATCGACTGGAACAGCAGGCCGTAGCCGGCGGGGGTGACGTCCACCTCGATGGTGCCCTCGCCGCCCATGTTGACCGGCACCGAGCGGGTGTGGAGCTGGGCCTGCATGCCGCCGCGGAACCCGACCGAGGCGAGGAACTCCTGCTGGCGCTTGAACGTGTCGGCCTTGCCCTCGTAGGCACGGGTCAGCGAAGCGGCGGTGCCGTAGGTCGTTTCCTTGCCGACGAGGATGGCGTTGTCGAGGATGGAGGGCATCGGTCAGTCCTTCGGGGTGGCGGCCGGCGTGGCCTTCTTGGCGGGCTTCGTGACCAGCTCGAAGTGGTCGTGGGTGTCGAGGCGTTCGGCGTCGGCGTCGGTCGCGTCGAACTCGTCGCCGGTGGCGACGCGGATCAGTTGGGATGGCAGCACGACGTCGAGGTCGAGTCCGCCGATGTAGCGGTAACGGGGCACGGGGTGACTCCTGTCAGATACGGGCGCGGATGGCGACGCCGGAACGGACCACGGCGCCGAACCCGCCCTCGACGGCGCCCTCGTTCAGGCGGGGCTGGGCGATCTCGGCGACGATCACCTCGGCCAGGCCGAGGGTCGGGTCGTCGCGCACGGCAAGCTCGAACACGCCGAGCAGCTCGAAGGCGCGCTCGGTGGCTTGCTGTTGGCTCAGGCCGGGGCCGATGACCTGCACGATGACGTCAAGGCGGTAGAACTCGTCACGCTTGCGCGACGTGGTGATGGTGACGAACGCCTGCTCGCCCTGGTCGACGGTGTCGCCGATGATGACCGCCTCGCGGGCGAGCTCGGCCGGTGCGCCGTAGCAGAGCTGCGGGCGGGCACCGGGCCAGTCGGTGGCCTCGGCGATGTCGACGAGGCGCGCCTTGACGGTCGGGATCGTCGACGGCGACCAGGTCATCAGGCGATGCCCGGTCGGGGTCGGCGCATGCCCTGAAGGACGACGTCGACATCGGGGATGCCGGTCAGCGACCCGCCGCGGCCGGCGACCGCCAGGGCGTAGGTGCCGCCCACCTCGGACGTGTAGGTGGTGGTGCGCGACGGCAAGCCGGCCTTCGACCGGTTCAGGATGTCGCGCACCCGCAGGAAGAAGGCTTCGACGGCTTCGCCGGTCGGGCGGTCCCACCCGTGTTCGTAGACGACGGTGGCGGTGCCGGTGCGGAAGCGATCCAGGTGCACCACGCCGGCGTCGGCCAGCGTGGGGCCGTAGGCGATCGCTGCGCCGTCCAGGGTGACCGACCGCACGGTGCGCACCTCGAAGTGCGGCAGGGTGATGCGGTCCTCGCCGTCGAGCACGACGACGTGCTGGGCGACCCGTGGCACCAGGGCGTAGCCGATGACCCGCTCGAACTCGTCCTCGACGGCGCGGCGGGCGGCGATGATCTTCGCCGTCGGGTAGGACTCCTCAGCGGCGAGTGAGGGGTCGGCGTCGCGGATCGCTGCGGTCGAGGCGTAGAACCCGCCGGCGACGTCGATGCGTGTCGTGACGGTGCGACCGCCGGCCTCGGACCACGTCGCGGTCAACAGGTCGAGGTCGGTGCGGGCGGGCACGGTGACGGTGCGCAGCGTCGGGTCACCGGTGACGGTGCCCGTCGCGGTGCCCGCTGCGAGCACCGTCGCTGCCAGGCCGGCGACAGCGACGGTGACCGCACCGGTCGGCTCGACGGGGTCGCCCTGGGCGTCGAGGATCTGTGCGGTGAGCGTCGCCGAGGCGCCGGTGCGGATGCGCTGGTCGGCGACGCTGTTCACTGCTCGGCCTTGCGGGCCGGCGCCTTGCGGGCGCGCGGCTTCGGGGCGGCGGCGTTCTCGGGCGCTTCGATCGTCGCCGACTCGATCACCGCAGCGGTGTCGTCGACGGCGGCCGTCGCGAGGTTCTGTGCGATGAGCGATGCGGCTTCGTCGTCGGGCAGGTCCAGGACTGCGCCCGAGCTGTAGCCGTTCATCGCGATGTGCGTTCGTACCTTCACGGGTCCTCCTCGATGGGGGTGACCGTCGACCCCCGGCGGGCGTGCCGCCGGGGGTCGAGGTTCCTGATGGGCAGCGGTCAGGCTGCGATCAGGTCGTGTAGGTCAGGACCCGTGCGGCGGCGGCGTCGACGATGCGGGAGTCCGCACGCGTGATGAACCGCCAGGTCATCAGGTCCGTGTTGAACGCGTAGTCGGCGCTCGACTCGATCCGCACGCCACCGGCGATGCGGACCATGAGGCCCTTGGACCAGTCGCCGAAGGCGATGCCCTTGGTGCCGTTGGTCTGCACCGTCGGCATCGCCGGATCGGTGAAGATCGGGTAGCCCGACAGGACGTCGGGCTGGCCGGCCTGGAGGGACGGCTGCCACAGGAACTGACCGGTGCCGGTGCCCTCACGCAGGCGCCGGAGCTGGAGGGTCACCGAGTCGTTGCAGATGAACGACGCGTTCGCCCGGTACGGCCTGGTGATCGAGTGCACCAGCGTCAGGATGTCGTTGTAGGTGAACCCGCCGGCGACCGAACCGGTCGCGGATGCCACCGACGTGAAGCCGTTCGTGCCGTTGATGCCGGTCGGCTGGGAGGAACCGGTGCCGCTGATGAAGGCGGCGCCGATGCCGTTGCCCAGCGCCTCGCCGCCGCGGCGGGCGAGGAACTCCACGACGTTGACGGCGTTGTCGGCGAGCAGCTCGGAGCTGACCTGCGCCAGGAACGCGTACTTGTACGCGCCGATCGTGGTCTGACCGAAGGTCGGCTCGGACACGCCGATGGTGCCGGCCTCGGCGACGAGCGCCGCTGCGGGGTAGTTCGCCGACGCTGCGGTCGGGACCTGGATCGGGTTGCCCGACTCGGTCTCGACGAGCAGCGCGTTGGCGGCGAGGACCGTGGAGGTCTCGCGCATCGCCTCGATGAGTGTCTCGTAGAACCCGGTGGGGACGGTGTTCAGGCCGGCGGCGGCGGTCAGGCCGGACAGGACGCGGGACTCAGCGGCGGCGGGACCGAAGTCGGCCGACCGGCGCTCACCGCGGCCCATCGAGCGCAGGATGTCGGAGTCCGACGGGGTGGCCTCGGTGGTGGCCTCGTCGCGGGACTCCGCCGCGCCGTAGCGCTCGAGGGTGGCGGCGATGTCGGCGTCGCGCTGCTCGAGCTCGACGACGGACTGCAAGCGGGCGTCCATCGCGTCGAGCTCGGCGTTGCCGCGCTGCCACGATGCCTCCTCCTCTGCGGAGAAGTCGCGGCCCTCGGTGGCGGCGCGGTCGGACACCTCGCGCATGGCGGCCCATGCCTTCTGGCGCGCCTCGATGAGGCGCTTGATCTCGGGGTTCATGTTCTGCACTCCTGTGCGGTGGCGGGCGCGGCGACGCGCCCGTGGGAACGGGTGGGGGTGCTGGGCTGCGTTGCGCGCGGGCGTCAGCGGGTGGGTGGGTTGCGGCGACCACGCCGCGGTGCCTGGTCCTCGCCCTGGTTGTCGACCGGGGGCGTGGGGGCTTCGTCCTGCGCTGCTGCCAGGTCGGGCAGGTCGCGCAGGATCAGGTCGGTCAGTGCGCCCGTTCGGGCGGCTTCGGTGACCTGCTCGATCGGCAGGTCGACGAACGATGCGAGCGACCGCAGGGCGACGGCGTTGCCGGCGTCCTGGGTCGACAGGTAGGCGGGTGCGGCAACCGGGCCGAGCTCGTACAGCTCGACGCTGCGCAGGGTGCGCAGCGGGAACCCCTGCTCAGTGGTGCCCCACTCGTCGTCACGGGTGGCGAAGGTGAACGATGCGCCGGGCAGCTTGCCGGTGCGCACCTTCGCCATCGCCCGCACGGCGTCGGGGTCCTCGGGGTCGAGGGTCATCGCGAAGCGCAGGCCGGTGCCGTCGGGCTCGACGGCGAGGGTGCCCGACTCGGTCGTCGCCAGTAGCCACGACACGTCGTGGTTCACTGCGCCGAGGATGTTGCGCCCGGTCGACAGGGTCGTGGTGAACGCCTCGGGGTCGACCTGCTCGACGAACCCGCCGAGGTTCTGTGACAAGCGGTTGAACACGGCGCCGTAGCCGGTGAGCACCGGCGCCGCACCGTCCTCGGTGCGCACCTCGATCGGCGTGGAGTGGTAGCGGAGTTCCTTCACGGCATGCCTCCTGGTGCCGCCGGCGGCGGGTCGGGCATCGAGCCCTCGAGGCCTGCGCCGGCACGGTTGGCGATCGTTCGTGCCTCGTCGGCGGTGATGACGACACCGACCCCGAGGTAGATCTTCTGAATGAGCTCGGCGATCGAGCGGGCGTCGTTCTCGCCGTCGGCGGTGCCGACCATCGGTGGCCGGTCCTCGAGCTCGCGCACCTCGTCGATGGTCATGAACCCCGACCCGAGGGCGGTCTGATAGGCGGCGTAACGGGTCGGCAGGTCCGACCGCAACAGCGCAGCGGTGTTGAACCTCACGAACCGCGGCCGCGGCATCTGCGCGGTGAGCACTTCCTGAATGAGCACGAGGTCGGCATTGATCGAGTCGACCAGGAACTGCTGCACCTGCTGTTCGCGGTTCGCGTAGGTGACCGACTGCCCCGAGCTGGCGATGCCGATCTTCTCGGGCGGCACGCCGAAGATCTGGCAGATGTCGACCTGAGCGTGGCGCATCGTGGCGAGGAACTGCGACTCGTCCGCGTTGACCTTGACGTGCTCGACGGACAGGCCGCCGCCGAGCACCGCCGGCCGGCGTCGGCGCCAGGACTGCGTCACCCGCTCGCGGATCGCTTCGGCCGACGCCGCGTCGAGCATCTGGTCTGACCGGATGATCGTCGAGGGCACCGCACCGTTGCGGAACCAGTCGCGCCCGAACTCCTGCGCGCGGATCGACAGCTCGATCAGGCCCGAGCGCCGCAACGGCGAGATGCCGAACTGCGAGCCGGGGACGGGGAACCCCGGCACGATGACCAGGTTCTCGACGCGGAACGACTGGCCGTTGTAGCTGATCGTCGGGCGCGCCATCGTCGCTGACTCCGACACCGACACGAGCGCTGGGTCGAGCCACTCCACGCGGGTCGGCCAGCCGGCGGCGTCGCGGGCGACCACGGCGCCGAAGGCGTTGCCCCACAGGTCACGACTGATCGACATCTGGCGCAACCAGTGCGACCGCGGCAGCTTGGACGGGGCGTCGATCAGTGCCGATGGCACCACCTCTGCCATGCCGTCGGCGCCGGCGCGGTAGGCGTTCACCGGTAGCTGGGCGATGGTGTTCGCCCGAAGCTGCACGCATGCGATGACGGCGGACAGCTTCAGGCCGTCGACGACACGGTGCGTCGACTCGTCGGGGCGCCAGTCGCCACCGCTACCCCACACGTCCTGGAACGTGAGCCCGCGTTCCTCGCGTGCGAACAGGCCGCCGAGCATCAGGCCGCCGCCCGCTCGATCGCCACGCCGATCGCCACGGCGAACACGCCGGCGAGCACCATCGCCGCCGGCGGCGACCACAGCGAGACTCCTGCCACGACGAGGGCGGCGCCGGCGATCTGGATGATGGCGGCGAACACTCGCATCGGGGAACCTCTCGGGTCAGTACGCGAACACGGGCAGCGGGGCGGCGGGGGCTTCGGTGGGCAGCAGTGCGCGGGCGACGGTGGCGGCGACGAGCGGGGCGATCGACACCGACACGCTGCGCGAGCTCCACGCCCACCCGTCACCGAGGGCGCGTTCGGTGGCGTCGGTGCCCGCCGCGTCCATCGGACCTTGGCCGGCCAGGCGGCGCAGTCGGTCCTCGATCACGTCGAAGTAGAACGCCGAGCAGGCGCCCTTGTAGGCGGCCATGCCCAACACCTCGACGGTCACGTCTAGGCCGGCTTCGGCGAGCGCCGCCTGCACGGCGTCGACCTGGGCGGCCGCAGCGCCGCCGCCGTTGCACCCGACCGCCACCGGCCGCCAGCGGCGGACCATGTCGACGATCTTCGCGGGTAGCCACCCGGTGCCACGGTCGTGCGCTGCGAGCTCCACGAACGGTGCCCGCACGTCACCGGCGCCGACGACGACCGACGACACCGACCCATCGCGCGACACGTCGAACCCGATCGTCACACCACCAGGCGCAACCGGCACCGGCGGTTCGTCCACGACGCACCGCTCCCACTCGCCCGGTGGGAACTTCGCCACGTCCTCGCGTGCCACGATCGGCCGCTCAGGGACGCCGAGGCGTTCACGGCAGAACTCGCCCGGCATGTCCGCCAGGGCGGCGAGCTCGGAGCGGACGAACTCCTCGGAGATGCGGATGCCGAGGGCGGGGTTCGCCCGATACCAGGCGTCGGCGTCCTCGACGTCGACGCCTTCGTCGTTGCCCCACTCGGCGTAGAACAGGCGGTCACCGTCGCCCTCGCGGCCGCGACGCACCACGCCGTGCAACACCGCCGAGGTCGCCATCGGCGCCGACGACGTGTACCAAACCTGCGGGTCAGGGCGGGCCGACAGGGTCGGCAGGAGGGCGCCCATCATCTGCGGCGTCAGGGCGAACGCCTCATCGAGGTACACGGCGTCGCCCGACATGCCACGCCCCGACCCCGACGAGCGGGCGAGGAAGCGCAGGCGTTCGCCGGTCTTGAGCTCGATGGCCTGCTCGCCGGCGCCGCGGCGGATGCGCGCCACCCGGCGGTCGAGCTCGGGGCAGGACTCGACGAGGGCGACCATGCGCAGGAAGTGCTCGAAGCAGGTCTTGAACTCGTGAGCGGTGTGCACCTGTAGGCGTTCGTGCAACAGGAACAGGCCGGCGAGCTGGCGCGCCTCGAGCACCGACCCCTTGCCGTTCTGGCGGCCGACGATGACGGCCACCTCGAACGCTGCCCAGCGGTGGGCGTCATCCTCGGCCAGGGCGTGGTCGAGGCACCAGGCCTGCCACGGGTCCAGGTGCAAGCCGGCCATCGCGGCCAGCTCGACGGCTTCAGGCCCGGCGCTGGCGCTTGCGCGGGGCAGCAGGCTTGCCGTCGGCGTCTGCGATCCGATCCTGTCGGCGACGATCGAGCTCATCGAGTGCGGACACCTCCACGCCGGTGGCGAGGTCGTCGAGTTCGGCGAGGATCGCCGAGAGGCGGCCGGCGATCTGGGCGATGACCGTCGGCGGGGCGAGGTCCATGTCGGCGGCGAGGCGGTCGCGCATCGCCTCGAGGGTGATGCGCCGGTCGCCGGTGCGGGCGGCGTCGGAGATGGTCATCAGCCAACCAATCTGAGTTGGGCGTTACCGCGATCACTGCGGCGCATGTTGCAGTCGCGATGCGCTAAGGCGACGTTGTCCCATGTGTGGGTGCCGCCGGCGGCGATCGGGATCAGGTGGTCAGCGGTCGGTGACTTCGGATGAAGTTGGCCGACCGCCTTGAGGACTCGCTTGCCGCACAGGTGGCAGCGCCACCCATCGCGCCTAGCAAGGTCGCGCAGGTCGATGTCATCACCGGCCGACATGGCGACGAGGCGCTTGGCGGTGTTGATGCCCTTACGCATCGCCTCGTGCACGAACCTGCACCAGTTGCAGCGGTTCGCCGTGTTTCTTGATGGTCTGCACGATGGCCACCCACAGTCGTCACAGTTGACGAGGTCTGTGGAGGCACGCATTCGCCGTTTGCGTGCCGACTTAGCGCGAGACATATTGCGGCAGAAGTCGGAACAGAAGCGAGCGTTGCGGTTACCCGGCAATTCGGTGCCGGGGATGGCTGCGGCACAGACCTTGCACGATCGCGGCGGAAACCCAGGGTCGATGCCAAAGTTGTTGAAGCGACACACCTTCGGGAGACAAGTGCCACAGTAGGAGTAACGAGTGCCGCCACCACGATGAAACGGCGAGTCACAGCCGGCACACCGGGCGCCTTCTGGCGCTTTCGGAAGTTGGCGCACGACGACAATGTCGGCCCGCCGGGCCATCAGCACATCAAGGCGGGCGGTCAGCTCATCGTCCAGTCGCGGGAACAACTCGTCGGCGCGCTTCTCAGCGCGACGCCGACGTTGCTCAAGTCTGGAAGCGGCCGCGCACTCGTCGCCGCAGAACTTGCCGTCGCCGAAGATCGCGACGCCGCAGGCACACCACCTATCGGGCTTCGGGAGATAGGCGCCGTGGTCCTTCGGAATCCGGCACTTGTTCAGGCCGAGGTCGTAGATGCCGGCGATGCACCCCAGCTCAGCGTACCGGCGCTGATAGCCACGCTTGTCGGACCACTCGCCGTGAGGCGGCAGGCACCTGGTGCAGAACTTCCGGCTTCGACCGTCAAGGTCGTGGTCGCACACAAGGCATGTAGCGTCGGTCATGTCGGCACCTCCTGGGGGTGTCGGCCACGGCCGGGGCTGTTGACGCAGCGCCCGGCCACTCGGTTGTCGGCGTCAGGGGGCCGCGGTCGCGATCCCCCCCGTCGCTCGGATTCAGAGACGTTGAG